AAGAGTAAGACTTATTAAACCAACAATAAAAAGATATCTTGCTGGTAAAGTTAAATCAAGATTTCGTAGAGTAGATGCAGATGAGTTTACAGTTGCAACATTATTACCAGTTCAAAGATTCTCTAAAGCTTCTGCATCAGAAGTTTGGAAAGATTCAAGGAAGATGATTTAATGCCAAAATTTAATTTAGGTGGATTAATAGAAGGAACTGCATACGGTGTCTTAAATGAGATACTTGCAGAGTTTCATAGTGATGATGGTTTTGCGTTACCTTCAAGATATGAAGTTGTAGTATTACCACCACAAGGTACTAGAGGTAAACCTAAAGGTGCATTAAACAATGTGTTCTCACAGGTCATGCAAGAGAATACTGGTGAGGGAATAACAAGGAAAGTTGGATTACAATGTGAAGCAATAGAGTTTCCAGGCCGTAACCTAGATACTGCACCAGATAATAACATATATGGCCCAACAAGAGAAATAGTGCAAGGTTATTCTTACGGAGATATTACTGCAACATTTAGAATGTCTTCAGATTATAAAGAAAAGAAATTCTTTGAAACTTGGCAAAGACTCGCATATAATCCACAAACTTGGTCATTAGGTTACTATGATGAATATAGTGGTGGATTGCAAATATATTCATTAGACCAACAAAACAAAAGAAGATATGGAGTAGAACTAATAGAATGTTTTCCAAAAACAGTGGCTGCACAAGCGTTAACTGCACCACAAGCAACAGAGGTACAAAAACTACAAGTAACATTTAGTTATAGATATTGGAAAAACTTAACAGATGAGTCACAATTACCAAAACCACTGCGTGATAGAATTGAAGAAGTGGTTATTAATAGTGCAGAGAGGCAAATAAGAGCTGCAATACCAAGAGTATTGTCTAGATTATAAAGGATAATTTATCATGGCTTTACCAAAGTTAAATACACCAACCCATGAGTTGGTTTTACCATCTACTGGTGAAAAAATAAAATACAGACCGTTTTTAGTAAAAGAACAAAAATTATTAATGTTAGCACAAGAGTCAAAAGATGAAAATCAACTTACTGGCGCAGTTTCACAATTAATATCGAATTGTACTTTTAATAAAATAGACCCAGAAACATCACCTATGTTTGATGTGGAATATATATTTCTTAAACTTCGTGCAAAGTCTATTGGAGAAACAGCTGAAATTAGTATGTTATGCACAGATGATAACAAAACAAGAGTTCCAGTAAAAATAAATCTTGATGAAATTGATGTTCATATGACAGCTGACCATACAAATGAAGTAACAATATCAAAAGAACCTCCCATAAAACTCGTTCTAACTTACCCAAGACTGAAAGATGTTAAAGATGTTCCAGATGGTATTGATGACTATCAAAAAATGTTTTTAGTTTTAAACAAGTGTATTCACGAAATACATGATGGTGATAAAATTTATAATTCAATAGATACTACAGAAAAAGAATTAGATGAGTTTATTGACTCTATGAGTTCAGAACAATTAAATGAAATAATGAAGTTTTATTCAACTATGCCTAAATTAAGACATACTGTTAAATTTACCAATCCTAAAACAAAAGTAAAAAATGAGGTTACATTGGAGGGCCTCTCAACTTTTTTAGGATAGGACTGTCAAACGACAGTGTAACTAATTATTATAAAACTAATTTTGCATTGATGCAACACCATAAATATAGTTTAAGTGAATTAGAAGATATGATGCCTTGGGAAAGAGAGATTTACTTAGGTCTTTTACTTGAATACATTAAAAAAGAGAATGAGAGGATTGAGAAGGAAAACCAAAAAATGAGAGGATAGTCGCATGGCAGACAAAATAACTAAAACAGTTGATAATGAGATTGCGAAAAAAGACTTAAATGGTGATGGACACATCTCAACAGAAGAATTAGAGATGGACTTGGAATTTAAAAGAAGAGAATTAGAAGATGCTGATGCAAGAAGAGATGCAATGAGAAAAATGACATGGTTTGCACTGATTGGTATGTTAGTATATCCAATCGGTATCGTGATTGCAGACCTTATAGGTTATGACACAACAGGACAATTACTAGCAGATATTGCACCCACATACTTTGTTGCGATATCAGCATTAGTAGCTGCATTCTTTGGTGCGAATGCATATGTAGATAAGAAGAAAAAATAATGGCTATCACTCCAGAACTACAAGCAGTTGTTTCTCAAATATCTAAGATATTTAAGACAGATGAGATTCCACGTGACAGAAGAGAAAACAATGCACGTACAAAAGAAATGCAAAAGTTGGTGGAAAGCGTTAAAAAGCAAAATAAAGATGATACAGCCAATAATAATAATTTAAAACAGAACTACACTGCACAACTCAAAGCGTTAGAAGACCAAAAAAAATTACTAAACAAAGCTGGTAAACTAGATGCAAGAACAGAAAAAAATATAGATAAAGAATCTATAAAGATACAGAAAAAACAATTCCAAATGGAATTAAAAACATCATCTCCATCTAAACGAAAAGAGATGATTAAAGAACAAGCTGCAAAAGATAAAAAACAATTAACTGCAACACAAAGAGTTGGTCTTGCAATTGGTGAGTTTGCAGATGATGTAAAAGAGATGAAAGGGACTGATAATGCTTTTCTAAAGGGTGCAGCTATGATTGCACTGTTGTTTTTATTACCTAAAATTTTAAATAGTCAATTATTAAAAGATACTGTAAAGTTTGTAGAGGATACAGTCATACCTAATTTAAAAAAATTGAAAGACTTTTTTGTTGATACTTTTGGTGAAAATAGTTTATTGATTGCTGGATTAGTAGGTATTACTATGATACTTAAACCTGGCTTGATTATTAAACCCATAATGTTAGCAGTCAAAGGACTTAGACTTGCATTTATAGCAGTTAATTTTCTTATTAATAATCAATTGACTAGAGGATTGTTAAATATTGTAAAAGGTGGTAAAATTCAAAAAGCTATGATGGTTGCAATCAAAGGTCTTCGTATTGCGTTTATGGCAATAAGAGGATTTATGATGACAACAATGATACCAGCAATAATGTCAATGTTAACTGGTTTAGTAACTACAATGGCACCAATATTAGTTGCAGCTGCACCTTTCATTGCAATTGGTGCTCTTATAGCAGTTGCAATTGGTGCTCTTGTGATGGCATTTAAAGAGTTCACCACACTACTAGAGGATACTGGTAGTATAGGAGAAGCATTTAAAGGTGGAATATCAAAATTTATAGCAACACTTATATCACTTCCTGCTATATTATTTACGCAATTAATAAAATTTGTCTTAAAATTATTTGGGTTTGATGAAATAGCAAAAGAAATACCAAGCCCTGGCGAATTAATTGATATTGTAACACAGGGTATTATGGACGCAATAAATTTTGTTGCAGACATTTTTAGCAGTATTGTTCAATTTGTAAAAGATAAAGCAGGAGCAGTCCTTAAATTTTTAGGATTTGGAAAAGATGAAGCAGATATGACACCAGAAGAATTGAACGAAAAAAAGACAAAAGATATGTTAAAAGAACAAAAAGATGAAACTAAAAGAAGAAAAAGACTCGCAAGTAAATTAAGTCGTGAAACTAGACAAAACCAAAGAGATACAAAAGCTGCACAAAAAGCATTTGATAAGGGAGAGATTACTGCTGAAGAATTGGAAAGTGTAAAATCAATAGAACAATCTGGTATTAAAGCACAGGCAGAAAACAGGTTTTTCCTTGAAAAATCTAAAGAAACACAGGACGCATTAAAGGCTGATTTGAAATCTGATAATTATAGAATTGCAAGAGGTGAGGGTGAGTTTGGTCAGGGTGATATGTCTGGTGCTACAAAATCTGCAGCTTTAAAAGCACAAGAAGCAAGAATAGACGAAATTAATGATAAGATGTTAAAGAAATATGGATATGAAACTAATCAACAGGGAGCTCCTGTAATTATTAATAATGATGCAAGTGTTAGGAGTAGTAGCTCCAATACACAAAATGTAAATGAAACTATTACTCCTAGAGATGGTCTACTTGTTTCTGCTACAGCAGATATTTAACCGTTCGCAAGTTTATTGAAGTAGTCCATAGTGTCTTCTTCTTCTTTAACTACATTCTCAACAGGTTTCGTATCTACCTTTGGTGCAACAACGGCATCATCAACAACTGTTTGATTACTTACCACTTGTTTACCAGATAGTACTGCGTCTAGTCTTGTCTTAAGTTCTTCATACGATTTGAAGTTACTTGGTGCAGTGAAGTCTGCCAGTGAATACTGTTCTTTCCAAATTCTTTCAATCGTACTATCGTCATCTAGAATTGCAGATGGAGCTTCAAACTCTGACTTATCATAGTTCCAATAACCATCAACTTTTCTAATCTTTAACTTAAAGTTTGCACCCTTCCAAAAATCAAAAGGATTGATAGGTGATTCATCTTCGAACTCAGGTTGCATTGCAGCCATAAGTTTGTCAAATATCTTCTTACCATATCTAAACAAGAAAACTTTACCCTCATTGTGTGGGTTCTTAGAGTCACTTACAACATAGATGTTTGAGTAATACTGTAACTTTCTCTTTTGTTTCCTTGCAATCTCCTTGTCACTTTCTACACCAGAGTTCCACAAAGAACTGTTATACTCTGACACAGGGTCTTTTTGGTTCAAGGTTGTTAATGAGTTCTCAATAAACCATTGACCAGTAGGCCCTTGAAATGCGTGACTCCATAATTTAGTCCAAGGCAAGTCTTCACCTTCGATTGCTGGTAGAAATCTAAGGACTGCGTAACCATTACCAGATACATCTAGTTCTGGTTTCCATAGTCTTTCATCTACATAGGACTTTTTTTCGGTTGGGTCTTTTTCGTCTTTCTTGACTGCATTGATTAGCTTGTCAAGATTATTAGTCGACTTTAACTTATCTAACGACATGTATTTCTCCTTATGTTATCGTATGTTTTTGTATATTTCTTCGTATGTTAAAAAATCTACATTCTTAAATTTTGTCCTCACCTTATCTAAAATAGTGTGGACAGGACTTACCCAGACAAAATCTACATCTTTGAACTCTCCGAAGACAGCTCCTAGTTGCAAATTCCAGTTTACTGGATTGAACCCTTTCGCATATTCAGGAAGATAATTCTTACTTCCCTTGTATATGTTATTTAGTGGACTGTCATAACTGGATAAATCAAATCCTAACATATATACCTTTGTTGCACCCTCTTGACACGCAAGGTGCATTGCAGTTGCACCAGCACACCATTCACGAGGGAACTCTACATTCCTTATCTTGTTCTTCGTAACCCAAGTGATGTATAAACCTACATCTTTTTCTGCTTTTAACTTTAAGTCATTGTAATCTAAATCTGGGTTCTTGTCAAGTGCTTCTTTAATATTACTTTCAGCTGTCTTTGGGTCTTTACCTTGTATGACACAATCTGTTCTATCTGTTCTTAATGTTTCATGTATCATGTGTGGTTCAAAGTTCATCTTCATTGTTTTCAACAACATCTCATCTACATTTGGTAATACAC